GTGACAACGCAGTTGCAGGAGTAGGCTCCGCCGCAATGAGGCATGATTCTCTATCTCACTTTCCGGTCATGGCGACGCGTTAGCGGGTGATGGTCCACGAGTCGGTGAGTGGCCCGGACGTGGCCACGAGGCGCGCTGTCAGGGTTGAGCCGGTGGCGTCGACCCGGAGCCAACCGGTGGTTGCGCCGCCGGGGGAGTTGGTGCCTGAGCACGCGGCCCACATGGCGGGGCACTGGGTGATCTCACGAGGCTTTTGGCCTCCGTTGCCGACGACGGCGAAGACCGTCCCGCGCCCCTTGGTGTACGCGTTGTCGGCGTCGACCACCTTGGCCAGTTGGGTGATCTGGTGCGACCGGCTGTAGTTGTGGTCGTGGCCCTGCACGACGAGGTCCACGCCCTGGGTGATGAGGTCGCCGTCGAGGGTCTTGTCACGCTCGCACCCGCCGTGGATGCCGACCGTGAGGCAGGGAATGTGCATGCCGACGATGACCCACTGGCCCGCGGCCTTGCCTTGCTGGATGGCGTTGTCGAGCCATGCCCGCTCCGACGACCCAGCGGCATACTGGCGATTGCCTTGCGGGAGCGCGATGTTCGGGCTGATGCCGATGTAGCGGACCGGGCCGGAGTCGACCCACCATTGGCCGCGTCCATAGTCACCGTTGACGTTGAGCCGGTCGGGCAGGCACGCGGCATAGTTCGCGAACAGCCCATCACCGTTCTGCGCCTCGTGGTTCCCCGGCACGAGTTGGAAGGGTTGCGACACGCGAGCCTTCACGTAGTTGCACCACTGCTGCTCGATGCCTGCGCCGGACTGGTAGGCCATGTCCCCGAGGTGACCGACCCACTGCACGTCGGAATCACCGATCGACGAGAGCACGTCCGCGCCGCCGTCACCCATGCCAGTGTCGGCCGTGAAGGCGATACTCGTCGCACCGCCGCCAGTCGGAGGCGGAGTGGTCGGCGGAGTGGTCGGCGTCTGGGTCGCGGTCGGTTCAGGCGTGGCGGTGGCGGTGGGTTCGGGCGTGGGCTCGGTGCTGCCGACGAAGCGGACTTGCAGTGCCTCCATGCGCAGGGACTTCCCCGTAGTGCCGCAGGTGCCACCGTCGCGAGTCCACGCGAGCCACCCGAGGTTCTGCACATGGCACCGGTACTCCACGCTTCCGAACATGGCGGCGGTCGGCACGAGCCGGATGCGGATCGCCTCCATGCGCAGCGACCGACCGGTCGTTCCGGCCGCCTCGCCGACGCCCTCATGGGACGCCCCAACCCACGGCATCCAGCCGATGTTCTGGACGTGCGCCTGATAGTCGAGCGGGAAGCCATAGAGCCGCACCGCTTCGAGGCGCAAGGCTCGACCAGTGGTGCCGATGGTCTGGGTCGTCTGCGGCATCCAGCCGATGTTCTGAACGTGCCCCTCTCCGGGCACCGGCGTGACGGTTGAGGCCGTCGCAGAGGCGGAGACGCCAAGGCTCACGAGGAGCGCAAACAGGATGGCCTTGAACTTCATGGTTCGCTCTCTCTCGACAGGCGGGCAATGCCAGTATGGCATTGCTATGCAGTGATGGACACGCGAACACCAGACAGGGAGACTCTGGCGTTCGTGCCACCGGAGAAGTAGGACCTCACGATGATCTGACCCATCTCATTGACGTCCACTCGCGCGCCGCCAGAATCGGCCTGCACGGAGAAGATCTCGATCAGCGCCGGATGGACCGGCAGGGTGGCGACAGTTGTTCCAGCGGTGCCCGACTTGATGACGCCGCGGAGGTCAACGGTGTCGCCGATGATCCGATAGGCGGCTGGCGCTGTCCCTGCCTCAAAGTTCGTCCACGAGTTGGCCAGAGTCAGTGGAACCCACGCTCCGCCCGGAGCCCCAGCGTTCGGATGGTTGTGCCGGTCAAGGATTCGCAGCCGCTGCTCCACACTCCTCATCCACGAGTCGGCGTCGGTGGGCATCCGGTTGCTAGCCATCGTCGCTCCCGAGGGTACTGATGCCAGAGAGGGGTCCGGGCGCGGTTGACAGGGAGACCGAGATGGTCTCACCCTGACTGTTCTCCTCCACCGCAAGGCGATCCAGTTTCTGCATCTGCGTGACCGGTCGGCATGTGGCGGTCGAGCGCAGGGGAACCCACACGCCCGGGCACAAGTCGGAGATGCTGAGCGCGGTCGAGCGGGGGTCGAGACTGGCGTTATCGGGGACGCGCACCACCACTGGGGCAGGGTGTCGCCCAGCGAGGTTTCTCGCCGCCTGTGAGCGCAGTTCGGCTGTCGATGGCTTTGTCGTGGGCGTCGAGGTGTCGGAGACGTCCTCGGCATAGGACGTGTTCAACAACTCCCACTCGCCGTAGTAGGGATCAATGGACTCGCTGCCTGGCTGGCCGATTCCGACAGCCCCCCAGTTGCCCTCACTGTCGGTCACGGCCGAGTAGGTGGCCAACTCCATGCCGTACTCGGTCACGATGACTTCATCGAGGAAGTCTTGCTCGGTGAGCGTCGCCGTCTGCCCAATCGAATGGTGAACGTCCCACCCGAGGATGCGGCGGCCAATGACTGTGTAGTCGAGCCCCGCCCGGGCGGCCATCGAGTCGATGTCTTCCCAGACCGTCATCTGGTACGGCTTCGTGTTGCGCGCAGTGCGCGCCGTCTGCGAGTCGGTTCGGATGTCGAGATAGGGCAGGACGTTGATGGGCGGGTCGAGTCGCTCCTTGCGGAACAACTCGTTCGTCAGCATCGTCCTCATCCGCTCGGTGACGGTGGTGACGTTGGGGTGCGCGTTGTTGTAGGCCGCCCGGGCGATAGTCCGGTAGGGGTAGAACATGACGTCCCGGGCGTCGATCTCCACCTCGCCGGGACGGTAGGCGAGCCGAGTGATCGGCCCCTCCCAGACCCGGTCGTCGCCACGGTAGATGACCATCTCGTGTCGTCCAGTGCGCAAGTCGCCGAGGATGTCGCAGCACTTCGCGCCGCCAGTGGAGATCCTGACGAGGGCCTTGCTTATGTCGTCGCGGATGCGGCCCCAGCGGACAACGGAGACAGAATCGAGTTCGGCAATCGCGCGGCGACCGCCCCGGTCGGTGATGACGGCGTGATGGATCTCGCAGGGGATCACGCGCGCACCGCGATCTTCACGTCGATGTGTCCGTCGCTGACGATGTCATAGACCTCGACAACCATGAGGTAGCCGTCAGAGCAGTCGAGCACCGGCCATGTGAGTGGAGTGAAGTCGAGGGACGTCAAGAGGGTGTTGCCGTTCCTGACGCTGCTGCGCCCTGTGGGGACACCGCCAACGATCTCCTCCACAACCGTGTAGGCGGACTGCTCGACCGCATCAACGATCATTCCGTCCTCCCCGACATAGTTGATCGTGAACGCGGCGCACAGCGAGCACGGATCGACGTCGTTGACGTCCACCGGCTGCACGGGAGCCGGGTAGAAGAGGACGTTCATGCGCGACAGGGGAGTGTCCGTGTGGATGTCGAGGATCGGCAGGATGTCGCTCACGCTCGGCACCATCCCGGGTGGGATGTAGATGCCATATCGCCGCAGGACCGGGCCTGAGTTCTCGCCACAGACCGTGTTGAGCAGGGGCGCGCTGGGCGGGGCCGGGATCGGATCGCAGGCCGGGTCAATGATCGAGCCTTCGACCAACTCTTCGCAGCGCGGGATCGCCACCGGGAGCGAGAACCCAACGGCCGAAGGATCGACCGCGTCTCCGAAGTCGACTCGCCCGACGGGCACCTCAGCGCTGTAGGCGTAAGGGCGTCCAGCGACGAGGGTGAACTCCACCTTCACCATGGCGGCCCCGCGCGAGGCGTACTGCTCGATGACCGTCGGCCCAGAGACGCGAGTCACCTGTCGCTGGGTGCGGCCATACGGCCTCGCGTTGGCGTCCAGAGTCGCACCAACGGGATCGGTGGGCAGTTCTGCGCTGAATCCTTCCAGCGACGCCCACGAGGCCGCGCTGGCCTCCAAGACGGGGCCTTCCTCGGCGAATGTCCATGTCTGGGAGGCAACCGAGTAGGGGTCTGCGTCAATGGACCGGACCCTCCACGTCATGTTGCCTTCCCTGCACTCGTCAATGGAGACGCTGATCTCCCCTTCGGTGATGCTGCCCTCCGTCGACGCGACGACGACTCCGTCGATCAGGGCTTCCACCGCGACCATGGCGTAGTCGTCAGGGTCGCTCGGCTCGTAGATCACGCTGGCGGAGTAGTCAGGCTGCCCCTCCCAGCCATAGGTGGCGGTCGGGGTGTTGGCGAATGACCCGTCGAAGTAGGGGCCGGGTCCGACCGCTGTGGCGACCTCTTCCAGAAGGGTGTCGTCAATGGTGAACGAGGACAGCGCGACGTCATTCATCGTGTAGAGCATGAAGGTGATCCCAGTCGTCCCGCTCGGGGTGACCGCGACAGAAGAAGCGCTGATGGTGGCCTCTCCCGAAGTCGGAATGGTCACCGTCGAGCCTGAACTGACGAGGGTAAAGGCACCTCCAGTGGCGTAGACGTGAAGTTGCACATCCAATGGATCCCCAGTGAGGTTCCCGACCTTGCACGACGCGGCGTACCTCTTGCCTGGGGTAGATGAGGTGCGGTACTCCGCAGCAAAGGTGCCGGACACGGCGTCCGTGGTGACGACCTGATATTTCCCAGTCGACAGCAGGCCGCCGCGCGAGTTGTATTGATCGCCAACCAGATTCCCGTCAGTGTCGGCAGCAAGGAGCGTCGACACTGACTGCCCAGTGGCCCCGCTCCACGCGTAGGACCATCCAGTGGGCGCTCCTGTCGAAGACCCGTCGAAGTAGTCACGCAAGGGGACGTCGCGCTCGGCGAGGACCCCAGTGGCGATGATCTCTTTCGTGGTCGACCACTTGGCTCCCGCAGTGTCCACCGGCACGACTCGAACCGCGATGGAGTCGACGAACGTCGGGATGGTGACCCCAGTGACCGACAACCGCTGCAGCGCGCCTGTGTCGCTGACAGTCGGGGAGGTGTAGGGCGTCCCGAAGAGGACCCCGGCCGAATAGGTGGCCACCTCCAGATAGAACTGAGGAATGTCGCGCGCCATCGCGTAGGCAGAGACGGTGAAGGTCCATCCCTCGTCAAACGTGACGCCGGTCGTCTGCGCCGAGCCCAAGGCGAGGGCGGTGTCGTTGACGGTGTCGGCGCTGGACGTCGAGCGCATCTTCACGGCCGACGAGATCCCTGCCGGTGCCCCGAGGCCGCTCAGGTTGGCGAGCCGCTCGATGGGGTAGTTGGCGGCGTTGCTCACTCCCATGGCCGTCCATCGAGTCAGCGACGTCTCGCCGGTCGGATTCAGCGCATAGTTGGTGCGCAGTGTGATCGCACCATTGGACGGGTGCCGGTAGGAAGGGTTGGGGATCAGGTTCTTGCGCAGCAGGGGAGTCGACGGCTGGTCGAAAGCCACCGTCATCGTGGACGGCCCGGACCCCACCGGGGTGATGAACCAGATCTCCCCGCCGACCGCCGCTGGCGTGAACAAACCATCCAAGGTGAGGGTCCCGCCATTGGCAGTCCACCCGCTGGCGTCGATGGCCGTGAAGGTTCCCACCTTGTCTGGAATGCCATATGGGTCAAGGCAGTCAGGACATGCCGAGAAGTAGGAGAGGCTCCCTCCCTCGCAGGACGAGCCGCGCCGGAGAATGCGCGACAGCCACCGCTGGCCGATGGCGAGCGCCCGGTCGTCGACGCCCACAAGGAGGCCGCTCACGCGGATCTCGCGGGTGCCCGCCCGGGGACGGTCAACGTAACCCCCGTCCACGGACGACTCGATGACACGAGTGGTGATCGTCGCGTCATCGAGGCCAGAGACTGACAGGGGATAGAAGCCGACGAAGCCCCACGAGTCAGGGTCGTCCGGGTCGAACCACTCGGGGCGGTCGAGCAAGGGGGTCCGATACGCCGACGCTCGCAGGATCTGCGCGCGAGTCAGGGCGCTCGTGGGCCGGTTGATGACGTTCGGGAGCCCCGAGCAGGGGTAGCAGTTGCGCACCGACAACATGGGGACGAGCGAGGAACTGTAGGCCGCGAACCGTTCGCTGTTGATGATCTCGTGCCCATCGAGCGCGAGATAGCCGTCGTAGGCCACGAAGGCTCCTCTCAGTGGAAACTGCTGGCGAGTCGGTCAAGCACGGACTCGGCCACGAGTTCCGGGTTCGCGTTCGGACTGTTGACCACGATAGCGCCGGGCTGGATGACGATGCTGCGCGCTCCAGCGATCCCACCGCTTGCCATGGCCGTCTTGCCTTGGGCGAAAGCCGCGACTTCCCGCACGGCCGGGGAGATCAGTGACAGGGGCCGCGTCAACGGCACCACCATCTCTGGACCGGCTTCGCCGATCAGGGCGCGGGTTGGGCCGAAGACAACACCACCAGTGGCGAAGGCCGTCTGGCCGCCAGCGGTGGACCGCCCGATGTTCGATGCCTGACTGGAGAGGCTGAGCATGGAACTGACGACAGCCCGAATGTTTGCGAGCCATCGCGTCGCGGTGCTGTAGGCCGCGCTGAATGCGCCGCCAATGGCTCCGGCAAGGCCAGAGAGGGCGGAACTGGCCGCGCCGGGAACGCCAGCCAAGCCCAACTGGGTCGCTTGGGGGAACAGTTTGAGGATCCCTTGCGCGAGGCCGTAGGCCTGTGTGAACGGATTCCCGATGAGAGTGGGCAGAGCGGCCAGAGCCCCAGTTGCAGCGGGACCGCTGCGCCCGAGTTCCGAACTGACGCTGGACGGCAAAAGGGAGAGAGGGATCTGAGCCAGCGTCAGGCCCAATGTGAACGGGTTCGCGACGGCCAGCGGGAGTCCGGCCAGAGACGTGGTGGCATCTGTGGGGATGCCGTCGAAGATCGCCTTCAGGCGACTCTTCCCGCCACTCGCCTCGGTCTCCGCGCCAGTGAACCACTCGGCCACCTTCTGCCCACTCGTGCTGGACCACTCTCCCATCTTCGCGAGGGTGTCCTGCGTCCAAGTGCCAATGGTCTCCACCATGCTGGTGCTCGTCTTCGAAGACATTCCGCCAAAGTGCTCAGACCATGACGTGATGTTAGCCTTCGACTGCTCGTACCATTCCGCCTTCGGGCCGGGCGTCGAGTTCTGCGTATCGCGCTCGGTCTGACGGAAGGCGGCGCGGACGCGCTCCTGGCTCTTCTCAACAGCGGACGCCATGGCGTCGAGTCGCCGCTGCTGCTCCTTCTCGTCGGCCTGAGAGGGTCCGCCACCCGTCAGTTTTGACCAACTGTCGGATGCGGGGAACTTCGTGTCGAGCGACGGGGTGGAGGACGATTTCTTCGAACTCCCACCTCCGACGATGGCGTCGATGAGGGTCTTGGCGGGAAGCATGACCTTCGTGAGAACCTCCACGGCTCGCGACAGCGTCTTGATCGCCTCGGCCATTTTCTTGGCACCTTCGACGATTGTCAGAAAGTCTGATCGCGCTTTGTCGGTGTCGAGATTCTCCAGCGTCTCGCCGACATTCTTGATGATCTCCCACAACTTGTCCGCCAACTCCCGGGCATCAGAGAAGAACTGCTTCATCTTCTCCTTGCCATCGGGACTCCCCAGCCATTTGTTGAACTCCTCCGCCTTCCTCGACAGCGTGTCGAGCATGTCGTTGCCAGCATTGGCGTCGCCGGAAGTGAAGATCTTCCCGATGGCCCCGGCGAGGTTCGAGACGATGCCCCACAGGTTGTTCGCGGCGGTCCACGCCTGATCCATCCACGTCTTGATCTGGTTCTGCCCCTCCAGCGAGGTGGCCCACTCACGGAAGCGCTCCATGAGCCCGTTGAAGGAGGACGCGAACCGCTCCGCGACCGGGAGCACGCCAGCAAAGAACGAGACAAGGCCGGTGCCGAGGCTGTTGAAGGCTCCGCCCATGTCGGTGAAGAGACGAGGGAGGGACCGGCCCCACTCGGCAAGGCGCTGCTGGAACTCGCTGTTTTGGACCTTGCGGCCGAGGTCAGCCATCACTTCGCCGAAGGCGGTGACAAGGCTCCTCATGACCGGCTTCGCCCCATTGATCGCAGGGACGATGGTGTCTTCGATCTGGGCGGCGACGCGGTCGGACTCCTCGCTGGCCGAGTCGCCCAAGTCAGCGAAGGCCTTCTTGATGCGATCCAGTGAGGCCGCTGCCTTCGTGCCCTCTTTGCCCATTCGCTGGAACACGAGGAAGGCCGCGCCCAGCCCAGCGGCGAGACCGGCGATGGCGGGGCCGAGCGCCAGCAGGCCGCCGACGATGCCGATGGAGATCGAGCCGACAAGCGCAGTGAGTGCCCCGATGAGGAGCCACAGGCCGGAGACCAAGATGGGCAGGGCGACCGCCGCAGCGGAGACGGCGACGGCGAGTGCGGCCAGCCCGGCCACAGCAGCCGGGGCGGCACGCGCGGCGAGAGCGCTGAGCGCTTCCATCGTCGAGGCTCCGCCCAGCCTCAGCACCTTGAAGCCTTCGGCGAGTTGACTGACCCCACCAGCCAACTTCGACATGAGCGTGAAGGGTACGGAGAGCATGTTGACGAGTCCGCCAACGGCGCTGCCGAAGAAGTTGAGGAAGTTGTTGCGGCTGCCCTTGCCGAAGATCGTCCCGACGAAGCCACCGCTGCGGTTGATCCTGAGGGCGATGGAGTCGAAGGCGCCCTCGATGGAGCGGACACGAGACCTGACGCCGCGAGCAAGGGCTTCGCCAGCGGTCTCACCGGCATGCTCGAACTGGGCGGCGAGGCTGGTGAGTTCGCTCCTCTTGAAGATGGACCCATCGGACTTCTTGCGGAAGACGAGCGAGTACTTCTCGGCGATGGAGTCGAATGCCTTGTTCATCCGGTCGGCGTGGACGATGGCGTCGCGCAACTCGATCTGCTGAACCCGTCGCGCCTCGGCGACAAACCTCTCTTGGGCAGCCGCCATCCGATGCTGCCGGGCGGCGACCTCCTTCTCTTCGGCCGCGGCGATCTTCGCCAACTGGCGACGGCCCTCCTCGGCAAACTTCTGCTGCGCTTCCAGCATCCGCTGCTGCTCGGCGGACCGGACCTTCGCGGCGGCCAAGGCGGCCTTCTCGTCGATGAGCCGTTGTTTCTCGGCGGCAGCAAGGCTCTCCGCGGCCTTGGCCTGCTTCTCCCAGCGGTTGATCGCAGCAAGGTGTTCCTTCTGCTGCTTGGCCGTCATCTCGCTGAAGTCGTTGCGGATGGAGTTGATGACCCCTCGGAAGTTCTCCGCAGCCTCCGAGGAGTTCTTGAACTCCTTCGACCACCGGGTCAGGATCTTCGGGTCGACAAGGCCACTCGCGAGGCGCTTCTTGACAGCGGAGATCTGGCTGTCGGCGACATCGTCGATGAGCGCCTGGAACGCCTGCATGTCCCGCTCAGAGTCCCGCGCGGCCCGATGGAGGGCACGGCGCATCTGGGTCGTGTCGGCAGTGACGCGCACATACGCCTCGCCGACCATTTCACCGCGAGCCACGGGAAGACACCCTTCGCTTGGAGAGCATTGTTCACAGGGTACTGCTCGACGAGTCAGCCGCCCACAACTTGCGCGTGGAAGGCCGCGAAGGCAGCGCCCTCTGCGTCAGCCTCTGCCTGCGTGGGGCGACGCGGCTTGTCATTGCGTCGCTGGCTCGGGAGCGGGCTCAGAAGGGCTTCGTCGAACGCTTGGATCGCCTCGGCGTCGACTTCAATATCCCTAGCCTGCCCGGTGGCCCAAGCGTAGATGAGATTGATGAGGCGATCCGGCCTCAGATGGAGTGGCTCGACTCGTCGGCCAGCGCACCATCCGTCAAAGGCTCGCCATCGGTCGGCGGCGAGGAGGAGGAGGTGGGCGACGGTTCCGTAGGGTTTCCGGACCACTCCTCGACGAGCCCGAGGAGGATCTCGTAGACCATCTCTTCGTCGAACTCGTCCTTGCGAGAGAAGAGCCGCCGAGAGAAGTGCCGACGGTCGTCGTCGGACTCCATCCAATCGAAGAAGCAGTTGATGCTGGCGGCCGTCATGCTGTGACCGGTGCCCAACTCGAAGTTCATGACGAGCATCGCCATCTGGGCACTGGTGGGCGGGAGGAACGCGACTTCACGGCCGTCGATCTTGATCGTGACCGGCTCGCCGATGTGTGATTCCTCGTCGTTGGTGTTTTTGACCGAGGTGGTGAACTCGCGCATGTGCTTCTCCTGTCGTCCTTACGAGAAGCGTAACCGTCAGGCCGGACGCACCCACCGGGCATTGACCGCCGACGTCCCCATGACGCTGACCATGGCCCGAGTGAGGAAAGGGTTCGCCCGCTGGCCCTGCACGCCCTTCTTCGTGGCCCTCGGCCACGGGTTCCTCGCCCCGGGAGTCCACCTGCCCGCGCTTTTCGGGCCGGGTGGAGCGCCGCGGAACCTGTGGAACCCGAAACTGTCGTCCGTGCCCTCGTGGACGTAGATGCCGTAGTGGACGTGGGCACGGACGATGGTGCGTGAGCGTCGCGTGCCGCCAGTGGTGTGCTCGCGCAGGGAGCGAGCCATGCGCCCAGTACGAGCGGGTGCCTCTATTGCTGCGCGACGACGGATCTTCTTCCCTTTCGAGTTGGTCCACTTGTAGACCGACCCTCGGGGCATGGTGAACTCGCTCATCTTCGCGTCGAAGACGGTGACCCTGACGTAGACCCGCGACATGGCTCAGACGATCCGCCAAGTGGCCATCCACGCCCCGCCAAGGCAGTCGCCCTCTGGGCCGAACGTGGTGAACTGCTCCGGCCGCCCCTGATCGGCCACCGTGTCGCAGCAGGTGATGACCTTGTGCATCAGGCCCATGTCGCGCACCAACGTCACATTGGCATCGAACTGCTCGGCCAAGGTCGGCGGGTCTCCCAACTCGTTGACCATCGGAGCGCAGCGCGCCACCCCCACCTCCAGAGTGACGTCGTACTGCATGACGCAGTCGTTGAACTGCTCCTCGATGACGGGGATGATCCCAGCCAGTCGAACCCACGCCTGTCCTTCGCCACAGAAGTCAAGGACCGCGTCGGTCCCGGGGATGACCCCACAGAAGCAAACGGCCGGGACTTCTCCCGCTTCAGCGGCATTGGCAAGGGTGGAGCAGAGGCATGAGGCGAGATCGTTCATCAGCCCTTGGACCTGCTGCTCGATGAAGGTCGGCACGTCAGCCTCCGAAGGTGGTGACGCGGCCCGGGCGCAGATCCGGCGACCAGGCTGTCGGCGGAACCTTCAGGCGGTGCGGGTTCTGTCGCGCAATATAGGCGTCGACCTCCCTGATGCCCGTGTATCCCTCGGGGAACATGCCTTGCTGGATGGACATCGTGATGCCGCGTCGAGTGATCTCAGTGACCCCGGAGGGCAACTTGCACTTGCGGTCGCCGGAGCACGCCTTGGCGTACTCGCAGGCGAGGATGCCTCCCACGTAGGCCCCCCACGCATCAACGGGCGTGGCGGGGAGAAGTTCGACGGTGAACGTCCCGACCTCTCCGGCCGGGAGTCCCATGTCTTGACAGGTGGGCCACTGGTGCCCGTCCTGCCGCACCAGCCGGGTGTAGTCGTCGACACGGTAGGCAGTCGGGGCGAGGACCACTCCGTCGATGGTGACGTCTCCGATGAAGCCGACGAACCCGGGCAGGATGATCTCCGAGACGGCGGTGCAGGAGCAGTCGGTCTGGCAGCCGCAGGCGTTGACCCATTGGCCATCAAGGTTGATGTGCGGAGTGAACCCGGTGAACGGCTTTGCGCAGACCGGGCTGCACGGCCGCAGAACGACGGGGCATCCACCAACTGAATAGCCGGTGAGCATCCGCAGCGTCTCCCCAGCGAGTGCCATGGCCCGGGCTTTGACTTCGGTCTCGTACTGGTCGAACTCAGAACAGCAGTCGGTGTTGATCGGCCAGCACGAGGACGGCAACTCTGGTGCGGGGATACTCACGAGTCCTCCTAGGAACAGACGAGGGGGGTGGACACAAGTCCACCCCCCTCATCATGCCGCACTCAGGCAGCGGCCCAGGCGGTGCCGGTCCAGCGCGCCTTCGACCCGTCTCCGAGCACGACATGCTGTCCAGCGGTCCACGCCGTCGTCGGATCGGCCGTGATCGAACTCGCCTGCAACTCCGTGAGGTTGGCCGGGGGGTAGGAGTCGGCAGGACCCCAGGTGCCCGGGTTGCCCGCGGTGGCGGTCGTCGCCGGAGGACCAGACGCGGTGCAGTCGCACGACGGCTCCGGGGGAGCGATCGTGGTGTACTGCACATGCAGGTGGTCCTTCGGGTCCATCGCCAGCAGCAACGGGCTGGCCGTGCCAGTGGCGTCCGGCACGACGTCGTAAGGGCCGACGCCCCAGCCGGTACCATCCTTGGTCGCCGCGTTCTGCAGGACGAAGGTGACCGCGCCGTTTTCGATGGTGAAGTCCCCGAGGACGCCACCACTGATGAACGGCAGGAGGGTGTACCCGAACGAGCCGCCCGCGTTGGGGTCGTCACAGACGATCCCGGGGACGTTCGACCAGACCTCCAAGGCGAACCCGGCGCCCTTGACGTCCACGCCCGTGTTGACCCGGAAGCCGACGGCGACACCGAGTCCGTCGAAGACGACCGACTGGTTGGTCATCATCGCGTACAACTCGGGGTTCACGTCACAGAAGGTGACCTGCACACCGTAGCCGTTGAGGGTGGGGCTGGACGGCTCGTAGACGCAGTTCTCGCCGGAGGCATTCTGCACGGCGATCTCGTCGGACTCGGTGACGTTGGCGGTCAGCGCAACCGAGACGAAGCCCTTCGTGGCAATGGACGAGCAGCCGCTCGGAGCGATTCGTCCACAGGCGTCGAGGCGGGTGACTCGCATGATGCGGCCACGCACCAGAGGGTAACACTTGCCCATGTCAGGACTCCTTCTTCGGCGCGGTCTTCTTGGCCGCCTTGTCGGGGTTCAGACCCGCCTTGTCGACGACTGCCTGTGGGGCGAGGAAGTGCCCCTCGGTGGTGGTGCGCACCACCGAGGGGGACAACTTCAACTCCTCAGCAGCCGCGAGCAGGAGGATCGCGTTGTCGGAGGTGAGCCCTTCGACCTTCACGTCGCTCATTCTCGTGACCTCTCTTTCCTTGGTCCGGCGATCAGACCGTGAAGCAGGCGGCGTTGGACGCCTCGCCGGTCACGCCACCAGCGCAGACGACGATCTCGACCAACTTCGAGGCGTAGCAGTTCTGCAACAGGAGGAGGCCCTGCTCGAAGAACAGGCCCGTCATCGTGTTGACCGACAGCGACGCGGCGTCGTAGACAGCGTCGAGGCTGACGACCTCGGCGGTGCCCTTGACGAAGGTGCCAGCGGGGTAGACCAGCAACTGTGCCGTGGCCGGGTAGCCGACCGCGTTGTTGGCCAGCGACTGCCAGTTGAAGATGAACTGGACCGAGACGTTGCGCGCCCCGAAGTAGCGGGCGATGTCCGCGTCGGTGACGGCCAGCAGGTCGACACCATTGCGGCTGGCGAGGTCGGCGCGGATGACGGACTTCAGCCAGTGCGGGGCCTTCACCTCGATCGTGTGGCTGTCCGCGAGGCGGTACTGCTGACGAGTCGTCTCCGCGACCAGTTCCACGGCGTTGAGCGCGTTGGAGCCGACGGAGCCGACGGAGCCGGTGGCCAGCGCCGTGCCGGAGGCCGTGACCATCTTGTTGACGAGGTAGGCAGACGCCCGGTGCTGGTGCGCGATGAGCGCCTTCGCAATGGTCGACTTCACCAGTTCGGGGTAGGCCGCATTGGTGAGCAGCGGCACCTTGATGCAGATGCCGATGGCGTCGAGGCGGACCTCGTCGAAGTCGGGGCAGTCGACCTCGTAGCAGGTCTTCGTGGTCCCGGCGATGGCCTGAGCCTCGGTCTGGGTGAACCCGGCGTTGTAGATGGCCGAGAAGTCCGGACCGGAGGTGTAGCGCACGCCACCACGGGTGACGGCGATCTCCGGCAGGTCGAGCAGACCATCGGTGGACTCGTCCTGACAGAAGTCGTAGAGCGTCTCGGACGGGGCGCACCAGCCACCAGCAGCGACGAGGGAGCCGCCGTCGAGGGAGGTCTCCTTGGCCGCGGAGGCGACGACGGCCATGTCGTCCTTGTTGTCCGCGATCAGGTGGTCCGGGAAGGACAGGCCGAGCGAGGCGACGCCATACCGCTGCATCTGCGCACCCTCGATGCCGAACTGGCGAGGGAAGCCCTTGGAGCGGTTGACGAGGGCCTGCGCGACCCCGTCGAGGCCATCCAGCACGGAGCCGGTGGCGAAGTGCGGCACGTCGGCCGCCGCGGTGATGGTGACGACGCTGCGGGTGGGCGCGGGCGGGCGCTCGTCCGCGAGGCGCTGCACGGTGGAGGCGGTCACAGCCTGCTCCTCTTCGGGGTTGGGGTTGGTCTCCTCGGAGGTCTCCTCGGAGGCGGTCTCTTCCTCGTCGGCCACGGCGGCCTCGACGGGGGTCTCGGCCGGGTTCTCGACGGCGGTCTCGACGGCGGTCTCGTCCTCGGTGACGGTGGACGCGGCGACCCGGCGAGCCTCGCTGAGTTCGGCCATGGTGGCCGCGGCGGAGGCTCGGGCCTCGACCTCGGCGGAGAGGCGAGCGAGGTCGGAGGTGATCCGCTGAGCGTCAGAGACGTCAGCGGGAGTCGGGTTCTCGACGGCGAACAGGGCGTCGAGCGCCTCGTTGCCAGAGGTGATGAGGTCGTCGAGGCCCTGCGCGGAGAGTGCGGTGAGGTCCTCGGTCAGCGGCTCAATGTCAGCCATTGCTGTGTCTCCTGACGGAATGCCCAAAAGGGGAAGCGGGAGGGGAACTCCACTGTGCTTCGCACGGGTGGCATTTCGCGTGGGGCTATGCCCGGACACGCTGACGTACTGTGCAGACAGTAGCACCGCCAGCCTGTTTCTGGAACAAACTGGCGGTGCTATGGGGGGAAGTTCAGCGAGCCTCGGACCGGATGGAGCCGCTGCCGCCGTTGCGGACCCGCGCAGCCTGCGCCTCGATCTCGGTGTTGTAGGTGAACTGCCGCCCGTTCTGGTCGGTGTAGATGTAGCGGTACTGGGTGGCCTTCTTGCCGCAGTTGCAGGGCATGTCAGTCCTTCCTCGCGGCGGCCAGTGCCGCCATCTTCGACTTTGGGTCTCGCCCGGATTCTCTCATCATGGCGGCCATCTGCTCGCGACGACCGATGGCCGACAGCACTCCGTCGACGATGGTGTTGAGGTCGATGGGCGTCTCGGACAGTCCCGGGATGGCGATGCCGGCTGCAACCAGCGCCGACTGCTTCCCTCCGGAGGCGGCAAGGCCGATCCGAGGGATGGGGAAGCCGGGGACGTTGACGGCAAGCGCCGCGACCAACTCCAAGTGACCGCGAATGGTGCGCCAATCGCCCGACAGTGCCGAGCCGCGCAGGGCCGCGATCTGCTCGGGAGTGGCCGACGCCCGGACGGCCCCACTGATCCAGATGCCGTGCTCGTCTTCCCCCGCCGCAACGTCGGCGACGACGGTGCCGGTGTTGTCGTAGTGGGCGATGGTCCGCGAGGCGTTCAACCGGAGGTTGGCGTGACCGGTTCCCATCGTGATCTGCCCGACAGGGACCTCGCCCGTAGTGGTGAGGACACTGCCGGTGCGGAAGAACGAGTAGTCGGTCGGCGACGACGGCGGGGTGATGCACACGTCGCTGATGCCGATGTGGCAGGTGCCCCATGTGGCGAGATGGCCGAAGATGCGCCCGTCTTCAGTCACGACGATCGGCGAGGGGCCGGTCAGGAGCGGGTCGGTGAACCAGTCCCCGTTGGGGCGCTCGGTTGCGTCTGCCACGAGCGTGATGAACGGCCCGTCCGGCTCGCCGGAGGCGGTGACGCCCAGAGAGTGCTTCCGAGCGTGGTCGCCCGGCCAGAAGCCGAGGGCGTCATAGTGGCGGTTCGCGCAGTATCCGCTCAGGTACATGGGCTTGACGTACTTGGCGAGGTTGGCGCGGCAGCGGTTGAAGTCCCCGGGCGTTCCCCAGCCGATCTTGGCGGCACCCTTCCCGTGGGTCCAGTAGTCGCGCAGTCGATCCGTGTCGGCGGGATGGGTGAGCCAGCCCGGGCCGTCCTCCGTCTTCACGGCCGCCGCAACGCTCCGCTGGGCGCGTGACTCGATGGCAAGGTCTTCCCCCTCGGCAGGGGCGTACTCATCGGGCACGTCGCCGAGCGCGATGAATGCCTCGTGGAAGGCGGGGATGTGACAGAGGGTGGCTCCGGCGATCCGCGCCGTTGGGACGGACGTCATGATCTCGACCTCCATCTCGGGGTCGTCGATGGCACTGCCATCCGGGCCGGTCATCTCGACTTCGACGTCGTCGGCGTCGACGGACACGCCCATCCGGCCGCCCGATTCAGCCATGACGCTGATGACTTCGTCGACTTCAGGGACGGAGGTGAGCAGGCGTCCAGCGCCGAACACGAGCGAGCCCTTCCGCCATGCGCGCTCGATGGTCCCCACTCGCACGGAGCCGTCATGGCCGTCCATGTTGACGCGCTGATAGGACAGCGGCAGCGGCAGTGGGCGGGACCGCAGAGCGCCCGCGCCGAACTGTCGACGATCCCCAGAAGGCGTGCCTTCGGGGGCAAGGACTCCCCAGAACGGCACCGACTCCACGACGTCGATGAGGTCATCAGTGGGGGTCGGCTCGAAGTCGTCGTCAGCCATGTCTGCTCCCAAGGGGTAGGTGGTGCGTTCGTTCCCGACCCATAGTGCCAGTCGGTCGATGGTGATGGCCTCAGGCTCTTCAGCCAGAGTTGCCGGGCTGTCCGGGTAGCCGAGCGTCAGGTGGGGTGTCCACTGGGGGTATTGCTCGACCGAGTCCATGCCGTCCTTGATGACAGACGCGTCGAGCAGGACCTGTCGCTGTTCGGCAAGGTCGTCAGCGTCAAGGAAGAGCACATCCGCGTCCTTGTCGCCAAGGAGGCCGCGGCCTCTCACGGCGGCCGTGAAGGGCTTCATCGTCGCCGCTGCGGCAGCCACGGCTTCATTGATGAGCGGCCATGGCAGGTCGGCTTCGCCGAACCACACGGTGGTGACGTGGGCCTGATCCTCGGTGGAGGCCTCGTTGATGGGATCGTCAGAGGCAGGAAGGAACACCACGAGAGAACTGGTGCGGTCCTCCATGCTCGCGGCCAGCGCGTCGGACTGCGGCGTCAGGCCAACGAGGCAACGGCAGTTGAGTGTCTCCTCCGGAGGGGCGGACAGGTCTCCTGGGCGATCCATCGGCACACCGCCGACGGTGAACTTCTCGCCGAGAGGGACGCTCTGCCCATGCACGGCTGCGTGGGAGGCGCGGACGCGCTCGTCCTTGACGGTGATCCACGTCTTCAGCATCGGCTCGTCCTGCTCGCGCCCGATGGCGACGGCGGCCGTGTTGAGCACCGAGGTCGACAGCATGGCCGCGATGGTCTGGGCCTGCGACAAGATCGTGCTCGGGTCCGGCTCGGAGGTCTGGGCAAGCGCCCTCCGGGTGAAGACGCGCCATGAGGCGATCTCGGCGCGTCCCTCCGCTGAGGGAGAGCGATCTGTCTGGGACTGGATCTCGTCCCTGATGACCTGCTCGGCGCGGGCGACCAGAGCGTCGAGCCAGCCTCTCTGGCCATAGCGCCGCAGCGCATACAGGCAGGACTGCAGGAGTGACTCCTCCACTGCCCTCTGACGATCCCCTCGCGCATCGGCAAAGACATCGACGTCGGTCACGAAGACAGTCATGAGTGGTCCTCGAAGGAGGCGTCCACAAAGGCCATCATCTTCTCCCTGCTGTGTGGCGTCTGTGTTGTCAGCAGCGACTTGACGTAGGCGTCGAGGTTGCGGCTGAGCGCAGAGTGCGCGACGCCCACGTCTTCGACGAGCCGGGGGAGCGGGGTCCATGCGCCGTCGAGCAGTTTGCCGACCTCGTCCGAGGACGCCTTGACGTGAAGGTAGAGATCCTCGGAGGTGATCCCCTGTGGCCTGGACTGAGTGCTGTTCTTCAGTCGGTTCCCGGCCCGCTCCAGCGCCCTCCAGACAAGGGCGTCACAGGTAGCGCCGAGGCTGGCGCGCTCTGGCGAGTCGTCGCTATAGCCGCGCCTACGCGGACGGTCTGGCCGCTCCGGGGCGGTGCGGTTCGGGTGGCCGTCGAGGGAGCGTCGTGGCATCGGCCCACGAGAGCGGCGGCCTTCGTTGATGATGCCGTCGCCATCTCCGTCGCGCGGGTCTCCGGGACCGACACGATCCCCGGTCTGCCCGTCCGGCCCACGGCCGATGGAGGGGTCAATGGCCGGGTCGTATTCAGGCATCGGCAACTCGACGCCGAGCAGTTGCAGGGCGGCGTCGATCTGCTCGGGCGAGCCGGACGCCTTGCCCGAGGCGAGATTCGACAGGAGCCAGCGGCGGTAGTCCTCCTCGTCAGGCTTGTCCTTCTCCGAGAATCCGGTCTCCCGGCGCATCGCCTCGGGGCTGATCTCTCCGCGGTCGAAGAGTTCGATCGCCTCACGGGAGTGGTCGCTGCGGAGCCGCAACTTGGATGTGTCGAAGGTGAGCACCACCTTCGGGTCGTCGAGGACCTTCCGCAGCACGGCTTGCGTGAGGTCGGCGGCGATGTCGGCGAGAGCGGGCTCGATGTGGGTCTTGATCGTCGAGTCCTCGATCTGCCACGCACCCCAGTGGTTGACGTTGCCGGTGCCGAGGAGGATCTCGGGCGGCAGGTCGAGGGAGAGCGCGAGGCGGCGCATTGCGTTGTCGCGCTGGTTGATGGCCTGCTGGTCGAGGTCGTCCCAGAAGGTGAGGTGACGCACCTTGTCGACATACTCGCCGGGGACTTTGACGATGATCGGCGCCAGCGCCGACGGGTCGCCGGGGTCGCTGATGGAGGCCATCATGGTGGCGGTGAGGGATGCCATGAACGGGTCGACAGCACCGCCGATCATGTTCAGGGTGTGCTGCGCCGCTTGCGACGTGGGGGCAGCGAACGAGACCTCCGAGGGAACGATGAGCAGCCCGGCTCCGGCAAGGCGAGACCGGGCCTGTGCGCCAATGTGCTGGTTGAGCAGGGCGATCTCACGCAGGATCGGCAGGGCCGAGCGGACAGGGGAGTCGGCTTGACTGTGGAATCGCGGGTGGGGCCGATAGGAGCGGATGATCGCGTCTTTGGCCGGGATCGGGGTTCGCTTGCCGTCACCTTCGAGGATGAACCATGAGTTCTTGCCAAGCGATCCGACAGCCTGTCCGGCGACGACGCGCCACTGCTCTTCAGTGCCGCGATCTGAGCCGATGATGTAGGACTCGCCAACCATGAAGCGGTGCAGGCCGAGGGCGTGCAGCATCTGCGTCTGCCGGACCGGGCCGCCGAACAGGTTGTTGACGATGGTCTTGACCCGCTCATCCTCGACAGGCCGGAGCACGTCATCCTTGTCCGGCTTGGAGGCGATGAGGGTCGCGCGAGAGACGGCGTTGGCGAACCACGCGGAGGCGTAGCGCAGTTCTCCCGTGGTGTCGTAGAACGCCCACGCCTCGTCCTGCCAAGCCATGCGCTGGACGCCCTGACGATCCCCCTTGGGGACTTCGTAGGCGGCAGCGGTGAGGCTGTCGAGAGGAGGAGTCGAGCGAGCGATGGTGCGGGGCATGGTTTTCTCAGTCCTCGTCGTGGAACACGATCCATGACGCCGCGTAGGAGGCGGCGAGCCAGCCGTTGATGACCCACCATGCAGGATGCAGGTCGGTCAGGAGTGCGGCGGCCATGTCGACGGCAATCGCATAGGGCGCGAAGCACCATGGACAGGTCAGCAGCAGGCCCCAGCGATCATCGCCGAAGCGTCCCGCCCACCACATGCGCAGCGCGACCACGGGCGGGAAGGAGTCGGCGACGATGAGGCGGGTGAACCGCGCTGACGCGACGATCCCGACGAGTGCGGCGACGGCCCACAAGATGTACTGGTTCACTGGTTGACGACTCCCAACTGGCGCAAGGTTGCTCCTCGTAGGCCATTGTGCCCGGAGGAGAGGATGCTGCGTAGTTCCGTGGGGCTCGCCACGGATGCGGGTTCGACGATCTTTGCCACGGAGTGCATGGCGTGGACGAGGGCGTCGAGACGGTCGGGGGACGAGGAGCCGGGCACCCATGACACCAACTGGTCCTCCAACTCGCCAAGGCCGTGGGAGAGGTGGAACACCTTCCCCCGCTCGTAGAGCGCAACGATTGGGTCGGCGCGGATGACCTTCCCTCGGCGTGAGGTGACCTCTTCGATGCGCATGGTGACGTCGGCGTTCTCCAGCGTGGCCCGAACCATGTCGCCGCCGTAGTTCGTTTCCACGACAACGCAGTCAGCGCTGTATTCGTCGTATGCCTTCTTGGCCCGGTCGGCCCAGCCCTTCGGGGAGTACTTCCCAGAGAGGTCGGCAAGAACGTAGAAGCGCTCGTCCTTGAACCCGACGACGACAATGCCGGTTTCGTCCGACTTGGAGCGCGCTGTCCCGGCAGGGTCGACCCCAACGACGACGCGGTCAAGGTCGAAGGGGGCGATGTCGATGCGCTGGTCGCCGTCGAACATCTCGTACTGCCAGAGCGCGCCCTCGACGTCGGCAAGGATTTCTCCGTGGATCTCCTGCCTGCCGAGGCGAGTGTTTTCGTAGCGTTCGAGGATGATCTTGGCGAAGTGGGGAGGGAGGTTGTCGATGTTGGCGTAGGTGGAGGCGCGCACGAGGCGCGTGGTCGGGTCGGCGACGATCGCCTTCATCCACTTGGTGGGCAGTGGGGTGGTGGTGGCACAGATGTGAGGGTGTTGCCCGACACGCAGGCCGAAGAGGAGGTTCGACCAGACGTCCTCGATCAGAGGGATATGCGCCGGTTCATCCACCCATGCCGCAGAATGCTGCGGGCCACGCAGACGGTCCGGTTCTTCGCCGGAGAAGGCGTGCCCGATTGCCCCGTTGGGCCACGTCAACTTCTTCTTCGACGGCTCCCATTCGGGACGCTGCCCCGGGGCGGCCGTGGCGAGCACTCCGCTGTTGTGGGTGCGAATGAAGTGCTCGGTGACAAGGAAGGTGTTGTCCTCGGAGTCAACCTTGATGCATCGGACATCGACGGTGTCGACGCTCTCGACATTCTGGATGTAGCGCCAGTCTCGCTCAGTCCTGTGAGCAGGAATCCGCTCGCTCTTGCGGGGGAGGCTGAAGATGGGCAGGTTCGTGGTTCCGCGAACGCGCGCTTGGCCCGAGGGTCGCCAGACGACGCGACACTTGACGCCCAGCGATGACAGCAGGGCGACCATGCCAGAGATGAGCCTCGGGTTCTTGTTGCTGAACTCGAACTGCCCCCTCTCGGAGATCGTTCCATCGCTGTCCATGAGCCCCTGCACGAGAGCGAGCCTCTGCTCCTGCGAGGCCCAGAAGTATTCGTCAGGGATGCGCTTGTTCTTGATGACGTCAGCCGCTCGCAGGTCCCTAGAGAGCCTCTTGACGAGGAATGTGTATCCGCGGCGGTCCTGACCGAGCGAGAGTCGGGTCTCGTAACCGTCCTCGGCGATCCGCTCGACAATGAACGGCTGGTCTTCCGGGTGGCTGGTGATGTGCGCGCTGCGGCTGCTCCCATCTCCGAGCCAGTAGCCGAGCGTGTATGCGGGCACGGGTAGGTTGTCGCTACCTGAGCCAGTGATGGAGACTGCCCTGATGGCGTGGTTCGTCGAGGGCCAGAGCCCGTTGCACTTCAAGTCTTTGGCGACGTCCTCCGTGGTGCGAACCTGCTCGTACCGCTCCTTGGGGTAGCCGTCCCTTCCGACGTAGCCGCGCTCGTCGCGCGTGGACGTCACCCACTTGTGCCGCGCATCGGCGATGACTTCAGCGCCTTCGATCGTCATCCGGTAGCAGGGACGGTTGGTCAGCACGGGGAAAGCCTCGATGACGCGACAGACCGACCCATCGCCAGCGAACACTTGATCCCCGGCGCGCAATGCGCCCATCGTCGTCCAGCCGTCAGGGCTGGGGACGAGTGTGTCGAGCGCCAGCGCCTCCCCCTCGATCATGGTGTCTCGGGCGTCGGGGCCAGTCGGCGCGACGAGGGCGATGCGTGGGGACCACTTGGTGATCCGGTTCGTCCATCGGGAGCCAGTGGTCGTCTTCCCGGCACCACGCCCCCCGGCGACGAGCCATGTGAGCCAGTCGTCGCCGCCCGGGGGGTGCTGGTCGGCGCGCCCGTGCGGGAAGTCCCATTTCCCGTGAGGCTTGCCGTTGCAGGCCACCTTGTCGCAGTAGAACGGCTTCCACGGCTTGTCGGTGAGCCGCTGCAGGCCGAGCAGGGCTCTTTCTTGGGCGGCCGGAGACCACCTGCGCCACTGCTCGTCGTCATTCATGAGTCGAGGGTACTGCCCTGCCGCGCCGCTGCTGCTGGTATCGGGTGACGTGGGCGGTGAGCCAGAGTCGACCGTGGAACCTGATGACGCGGTCCCCGGGGGTGATCGGGGACTTGCAGCATTCGCAGGTCGTGTCGAATCGAGCCTTCATATCCATAAGTGTTGCTTATGGATATGAAGTTCTCTAGCAGGAAATGGTGATGACGCCAGAGAGTGCGGCCGCGCAGTCGGTGTCGATGACGTAGGTCCGCTCCACGAGGGCGCGGATCGTGTTCATTGCTGGCGTGACCTCCGCCAGCGGGGCGGGCGTGGTGGTGGCCACGCCGCGACGGATCGTCACAGCACCAGTGGCGATGACTCGGTTGCCGTAGGCGCCGATGGACACGGGTGTGCCGAGTCGCGTCTCGATGTGATTGCCCTGCCGCTGGAGGCGACTGCCGAGCATCGAGGCGACGGCGCTGCCGATGTGGATGACCCCGTCCCCGACGTAGGTGCTGTCGAGGTACCCCTGGGCCTCGGCCAGTGCCACCTCCGGGCAGCCGTTGCTGAGCGCGGAAGCGCCGACGACTTGGTCGACGACGACCTTCTCCAGAAACGCCTGCTCCCGGGCTGCGTAGCCGCGCATGGCCCGGGTGGACGCTTCGGCCCAGCCGCCGACGGCCCTGCACTCGTGCAGGTAGTAGCCGGTGATCGGAGGGTAGGTGGCGAACGGCTGATTGGGCGCAGTGTTCTTCGCGATCGGGTCGCAGGCGTCGGTGATGGCATCGAGGTCGCCGCCAGCGCAGTTGAGCGCTTCGTATTCGACGCCGCCCTGCCAGTGGCCGTCGTTGAAGTCGAAGAGTTTGGCGACCGAGAAGAGGCCAAAGCGGCGAGGAGCAACCTCAGGGGTGTCGATCAGGAGCGGGGGCAGCGCCATGATGGCCTCTCTTGTACTCGGGGTGGGTCGAGCAAAAGCGCCCGGCCTCACTGGCAGCGTAGACGCTACGGGGCTCCGGGAGCCAGATGCGCGCCGTCGCAGCCGGGATGTGGGCACCAGTCCTCGATGCCAGTGCCGTCGTCGAAGGTCTTCTCCTTGCGCGTGTTGTCGTTCCTACCGCGCGGCGGCGTCAGCAGGGCAAGGATCGGATGGACAGGCAGGCCGAGGTCACCTGCCATGTGGACGGAGAGGGCTCGGCGGACGTAGGAGGTGCGGTTGAGGCCTCGACGGTCCGCTGCCATGTCGGCGATCTTCAGCCATGGCAGCGACACCCGAAGTTGCAGCGGGCCGAGGTAGTCACCTTTGTGGCGGCGCTTCTGCTTCAGGATCTCGGTGATGTTCTTGGCCCACTCCCTGTCGGTGTAGTCGGTCAACCCTGCACCTCTCCTTCGATCACGACGTCCTCAGGGAGCCCGGAGAGCATCTTGGAGGCCTGCTCGGCGATCCAGCGCTCCATCTCGCTGACGGTCGGGGTGTAGACGGTGACTTCGGTAGGCGCGTCGGCGCCGACAAGTTTGGCGTAGCGGTCCACGAGCGAGAGCGCGGTGCGAACGGCCGCGAGGTGCTCGGGGTGGTTCTCGTCAGTGGCCTTCCCCCAGACGGCGCGGGTCAGGCGCTCGATGCGCCGTGCGATGAGTCGGCGCTTCTCCTCGCGGGTCTCCTCGGTGATGGTGGAGGCCAGGGATCGCTCGACGGCAAGCCGCGCCGACGAGACGGAGGCGTAGCCGAGGACGTCCGCGATCTCGCTGTAGGAGGCCCCGGCGATCCGCAGTGCCAGTGCAGCCTCGACGCGAGTGGCCTTGTCGGTCTCTTCGAGGTCGGCGTTGAGTTTGTCGAGGTCCTTCTCGGGGACCGGCTTCGGCTCGGCGTAGGCCATCACTTCCCCCTGACCCATGAGTGTCCACATTCGGGGCACTCGATGGTGTGTGTGAGGGATTCGACGCCATGGCTGGTGAATGACAGCGGCGCTGCGGGCCGGGACAGCCGCTCCCAGTCCTCGTCGCTGTAGCCGGTGCCGATGAGGCCGAGGTCTGGCGCGGCATCCCTGATGGCGGCGAGCAGTTCCTCCGTCAGTGCCGGATCGGGCCGGGCGTTGCGGGCGATCTTGTTGTCCGCGGCGAGGATGAGCAGTTCTTGGGTCTCGTCGAGGTCGAGCCACACCACCGGCACCGCCTTCGCGCCGAGGTCGAGGAGCGCGACGTAGGTGTGATTGCCCGCGACGATGTGCCCTGTGGCCCGGGAGACGTAGATGGGCCGGTAGACGCCGGTCCGCTGCATGGACGTGACGATCTCGTCGACGTCGCCGTTGTTGTCGTTCTTGGGATGCTGCTTGACCCTGTCGATGGGGGCCATCATCCCCTCGGTGTCGAAGAGGAATCGCAGACTCATCGGTTCATCAACGCCTTCTTGGTGAGGTTGGGGAGTGTCACTGTCCGGTCTTCTTCTTGACGTCGTCGCTGATGAGCCTCCGCACGTAGTCAGAGCGCGTGACGGAGCCCCGGACTCGGTCCAGCGCGGACATGCCGGAGGAGGTCATCCTGATCCGGAGCATTTCGTCCCGGGCGGCGCTACCGCGGGGTCGTCCGGCCATCACTGGCCCCTCTCTGGATCGCGAGGCACTGGGGGCACTGGCGGGCGAGGTCAGACGCGAGTCGCTCGATGTCTTCATCGGCGACGTGAGGCCGCTGCTTGGCCTGCGACAGCACCCAGACGTGGTGATCGCACATCAGCATCGCTCCATGATGACATCGACGCTTGGCGGGCCGACCTCGGAGCGGAAGGTGACGACCGGGACGTTCGTGGTGTCGTCGTCTGGCAGCACCCCAGCATCCCGGAGCCCATCCATGATGGCCTTCGCCGTCGGCGCGAGGTTCTCGACGTCCCAGCGACGGCTGCTGCGCCGCTTGAAGACGAAGGTGACGTGCACCGGGGTCTCGACAGCGCCGATGTCGCGCCCGAGCCACCCGGCCGCCGTCCGCCATTCCTTGACGCGCCGCGCTCGCTTCATCGGGTGCTCCCTGTCGTTGGCGCTGAGCCAGTTCCCGACCTGCGGGATCGTCAGTCTCATGACTGGGTCCAGCATCTTCGCCATCATGCGCAGCATGGCTGGCGTCAGGTGGACCTGATCCTCGTCCTGAAGCAGCACCACGAGCTCATCCTTGGCCGTCTCGACCCAGCACATCCTCACCGGACCGACCTCCTCGCCGTCCGTGAGCAGCACCCACCCCGGTTCCTTCGCCTGCACCTCCACCACCGTAGAAATCCTTCCTCTAGAGGGGGTTATCCCGACCCCCATGGTTTCGTGACCATCTTGTAGCCACATAATGCTCTGACCTGCGGTTTTGTCATCCATCTTGTAGCAACAAAATGGATGTTGTAGCCACAGAATGACCCCCAAAAGGCCATCTTGTGGCTACAGAATAGCATCTTGTGGCTACAGAATGGGTCGGAAAACGGCACACAGACACAGTCCCGGCCACCGGCACCACCCCAGCCCCTGCCCGGCCGATGGCGGGTAGGTGGGGGGGCGCTCACAACATTGTGAATGCCGAGTGCCTATGCCATGAGGCTTGACATAAGGGCTGAATGTGCGATAATGGTGCGTGTTGGGAGAGGGTTTCGAGCGTGGGCAGTCGGTTCGCGCGCTCTCCTCCAGCGGATCGCATTCCCAACATTGTGAATGCGGGAAGGATGGTCATGATGGCCACCAGCACCTCCACCTCGACCCGTCCGGCAAGTAAGCGACGGACCCCGCGCGACATCTCGCCGACCGTGGCGGACGCGGACAGCACGCCGGTCCTCGCGCTGGATGACGACATCCGCGCGGTTGTGAAGGCGGTCGGCAAGTTCGACGCGATCGAAGCCGGGCACGCGGAAGCGCTCGCCACGCTCAACGCGCGGACGGATGCCGCACTCGCCGAGTACGTCCGGCTTGCCCGCGCGTGGAAGGCACAGCGTCGGCCCATCGGTGGATTTCACCGTGCCATCGGTTCGGGCAACGTCAACACACACCGACGTCTCATGCTCGCGGGCGAGTTGTGGGATGCATACGAGACGGTGCCCGACGTGACCGTGAGCCTCTACCGTTGCCTCCAATGGGTCAACGTCTCCAGCGC